GCGATCGATGCCTGGTCCGTTGGTAAATGGATTGGAGAGAAAACCAAGGGAAAGCCGTTAGTTGGCGCACCTTGGGGTTAATTGTCACGGGCTTGGAGCACCCGGTTAAACTTCACCAGCGCTCCTCCCCGTATCCAGTAATGGACGGAGCCCTCGTTGGCGGGGGGTCCATTACTGGCCACAGAGAATGCCGAACTTTCCACGGTTACGGCCTTCAAACTGCATGTCCTTTTTGAGGTAGTTTATGCAGTAGTTGGTGGCATCCCAAGCGTCAGTTCGCTTGATGGTGCCGTCTTTGTTTCTGGAGGCATTGATGAAGACACGACCTAGGGAGATTCCGCCGGTCCAGTGTTGCTCCAGAAGATAGTCGTTCATCTTTGCAACAGGAAAGAGTTTTGGACACAGAACGACTAGGTGCATGTGAGGGTTGATCTTCACATGGTCATTATCCACGACGTCTGTTGTGCATTCGAAGAACCACATACCTCCGTCGACGTGGTTCTTCCATATTGGTTTCCTTCGAAGCCGATTGAGTTCTCTCGTCATATGTTGACGATACGCGTTCACGCTCTTAAGCAGGGTGTCCTGGTGCACGAGTTTGACACCAGGCAGTCCGATAGTGATCATACGAATGTGATGATGTCTCTTTCTATCGAACTTAGCGATGAGTTTCTTTTTCCATGCTGCTGAACGCTGCCAGCGTTTCAGCTCCCTGGCACATGCCAGGCAGCGGTTGGGTCTGCACCCATGTATGCGCATGGTCTCGGCGTTGTCTTCGCATATTGGGTTGCCTAGGGGGATTCGGTCTGAGAAGGAATCCCCGGTCCACTCGAGGTAGCACTCGTGGTGGATCGTGCATGTTGCACACATGAAACCCGGAGGGTTTCCATTATCTTGTATATTAGCCCCTAACTGGGCGTCTTTCGTCGAGGACGCACATCGGCCATTATCCGTCATTGGATTGGCTAGGGGGTAATCAGGTCCTTGAATTACTCAGGCTTGTTTAAGGACCGTAGACGAACTGTGGTTATTTCTTGAAGACAGCAGTGAGGAGTCTTAGATTCAAACTTACCGAGGCAGCGGTTGAGTTTATCGATATTGCAGAATGCCTTTCCCTGGTTAACCGGCAGGGATACAAGCAGGGAAATATTTTCCTTTTGGAAAGCATTCAATGGATACCAAATAATTCTAAAGATAGTGTCCAGATTAATTGTCTACCGACCTCTTGGACGGTGTTTCAATCTTGGAAGAAAGCGAAGCGACTTTGGGACAAGATGAATCGTAAGGCCGGAGTTGCATATCCGGCTTACCATGATTACAAAGTATTCTTTGATGCAGTGCATTACACTGGATGGGTCCCCAATGGGAACCAACTTCCAGTAGATGGTGCTACTAATCCATTCTCGAACATTGGGAGAGAGTGGAGATATTCTCAGTATGTCAACCCCATCGCAGGCGGGTCTGCAGTTGCAGACGAAAACGCCTGTCATATGCTTGGGGATGACACTGGAGCGAATAACGCAGCTATGACTACCGACGGTAGCAGAGCGATTATTCAGATGTATGGTGACACCAGGGTAACCGTTGGTGCTAAAGAACCAGAATTGCCCGATGACGCTTCGACGTCTTGGGCAACTGATCTGTTCGATGATGGGTCGACACAGACTGACGTCGTCGGTCACCTTGAGTCAGTGAACGATCAACCACCGTATGCGCATGCTCTGGATGCGCAGGGTGGGGATAACCCGATCTACGTCGGAGGATCGGAGAGCGGTATCGGTGGACACCGATTGGCCAGTATCCACCCGTTGGATGAGGAAACTTCGTATTCTCCGGGTGGAGAGGTCCCATTGGGACTTCTAATGGTAGAAGGGGCACCAGGTGGTAAACTTGTCCTTGAGTTAGCCGCTGGTCCTCACCAGGGCGTGATGGCGGCTCCTATGGGTAAGGTGCCGACATGAGCATCCCCGAACAGAAGTGTGAGGAGGTCGCCACAGTGGCGAAGGGTGCTCAGATTCTCAATCTGGTTAAGGAGAACCAGATGATTACAGCTGTAATCGTTTTCATCCTGTGGCAAGCAGGTGTCTTAGAGACAGGATTGAATTTAGTTGGAGGTGTCTGTTGATGGCGAGAGGTAAGAGTTGGAAGAAGGGTAAGGTCTTCACGAAGGGAAGAAAGCGAGTTCGTTATATTTACCCGAATGGGAAAAAGAAAGGTCGCAAGCTAGTCTCCGCCGCTGGTCGGAGGCGACGTTAGTGTCGATGCGGTTAGCAGCGTGGGTTATCGATCAAGAGATCAAGGCGGCCAAGTGGGCCGGGATAACCGTTGCAGAGGAGAATGAATTAGAGTTATTGATTTGGCTCGGTTTAATTCAGTCACCGTTTATAGTGGCGGGATCTATGACGCCATATTGGCAACTAGGGAAGTTGCATGCCGGCACGAAGTGGGCGGTGAGGGACACTTTGTGGACACGCGCAGTGAAAAGAACTGGCGCGTTTGGTGGAAGATTTAACACCTATACACTTTTTAATTACTATCCGAAGATAGGAGCATTTGCTCAGAGAGGAGGATGGCGTTTTGTAGCCACAAGAGCAGGTAGCAGGTTCATCCCTTACTTGGGATGGGCTCTGTTTGCGATCGATGCCTGGTCCGTTGGTAAATGGATTGGAGAGAAAACCAAGGGAAAGCCGTTAGTTGGCGCACCTTGGGGTTAATTGTCACGGGCTTGGAGCACCCGGTTAAACTTCACCAGCGCTCCTCCCCGTAT